GCACATAAGTGCGTGGGAATGGTTTGAAAATGAGCAGGATGACTTTGATTTAGTGTGTGATTTGGCTGATTTGGATCCCATAAGAACAAAAAAAGAACTGAATGATTTAGTGGAAAGGGTACATGATAATAAAGATAGAAGAAAATTTAAAGACCGCTTTAAAATTGTTGAGCGGAAAAAGGGAACACGAGTACGGAAATAAAAAAGAGAATCATGAAAACATTTCTCGTCTTTGGTCTGCTTATCTGGACCACCCTATATCTGCACATGATGTTTCTATCCTCATGTTATTATTAAAGGTGGCAAGAGCCAAGTTTGGAAATCCGAGTTCCGATACATACGTTGATATGGTGGGATACTCAGCAATCGCAGGGGAGTTAGCTGATGAAGATAATAAAAAACACAGAAATAAGTAAGCAAAATTTATCTGATGAACAGACGGAATGGGTTTATTGTGCCCTTGATTGCGCCTTGACATATGAGATATGGGACAAGGTACACAAGGAATTTGATGGGCTCACTAAAAAAACATACCTATTTGAATTGGACAGTTTACAGCCAGCGATGGACATGATGTTGCGTGGCTTGCGTGTGGACGAGGAGGAGGTAAAGACAAGAAAAAAAATCCTAAGGGAAAGAAGATTGAAGCTTGAACGCATGCTTAATTTATTTTCCCAATCTGTTTGGGGAAAGGATTTAAACCATAACAGTCCCGTTCAACTTAAGAAAATTTTATATGAACATCTGGGATTGCCACCCGTTGTGTCCTACAAAGGGGGCAAGTCAAAGGTATCCACGGACAGAGCGGCGCTTGAACAGCTTGGGGAATTTTATCCAAGAGCCAAGCCTTTCTGTCATACCATACTTGCGTTGCGTGATATAACCAAACAGCTTTCTGTCTTGGATTCCAAGCGGGATGAAGACGGAAGGATACGTTGTTCTTATAATGTAGCGGGCACGGAGACGGGCAGGTGGTCATCATCTGGAAGTCCATGGAGAACGGGAACCAATTTACAAAACGTTACAAAGGAATTGCGTTCCATATTTGTTCCCGATGAGGGAAAGATAATGTTCTATGCTGATCTGGATCAAGCGGAATCAAGAGTTACGGCTTATGTTGCGGGCGATGAAAATTATATAAATGCATGCGAGAGTACGGACTTGCATACTGAGGTTGTGAAGATGGTGTGGCCCAACTTAGGTTGGTCTGATGATCCCATTCAGAACAGAGAGCTTGCTAATAAACCTTACTATTTACATTTTACTTATCGTGATATGTGTAAGCGTGCGGGTCATGGAACTAACTATGGCATGTCTCCTCATGCATTGGCTAAACATTTAAAAATAAAACTGTCACATGCGACAAGATTTCAATTGCTTTATTTTGGTGGTGTGATACCATTGGCTTCTTTGGAACGATGGCACAAGCAAGATCGAGAGGGAGGCTTTCAAGAATTGATAGACGGAGGAGAAATTATAGGCAAACTTATAAAAATTAAAGGGGCGTTTCCTGGAATACGTGTATGGCATACGGGAGTTTCTAATGAATTAAAACAAACGGGTTGCTTGATCACACCCATGGGAAGACGCAGACAATTTTGGAGTAGGTTAAATGATAACTCCACATTGAGGGAAGCAATTGCTTATGTTCCTCAATCAACGATAGGGGATTTACTTAATCTAGGATTGTTAAAAGTGTGGCAGAATTTAAGACATGAGGGTTTGGATATATTGGCACAAGTTCATGACGCTATTCTTGGTCAATGTTACATTGATAAATTAGATGACTTAATGCCCCAAGTTTTAAAGCAAATGAATAACCCTTTGGAAATTAAGGGAAAAGAAATGATTGTACCTTCTTCAGTTGAAGTTGGTTACACATGGAAAGATATGAAACCATGGATGAAATAAAAAGAATATATGTGGAAGACGGAAAGGTATTAGTAAAAGAGGGGGAATTTTCTACCATATGCAATGAGGCAGAGATAGAAGGACCTTCATTAATAAGAAACAAAGATGGGAATATTTGGATTGAAACCAAAGCTAAGGTAATTAAACTAGTCCATATACCCCCAGAAAACATTAAGTTTCTAGATGATAAATAATGGCAAGAAATTATACAGACTATGTAGGGGCATGTGTTGATGCCGTCAAGGAAAGTCCCATCCCTAAAACTTTTGCAAGATGGACAGCGCTTTCTGCGGTGGCAGGTGCATTAGGGAGACGAGTATGGTTTCCTATGCCCAATTATGACATAGGATCTAATTTATTTATAATACTTATTGCACCACCAGGTCGCAATAAATCCGTAAGCTTGATACTTCCTTTTACAAAAGTATTTAATAGGCTTACCACACCTGTGGGTTCAAAAGAAGATCATGAAAATTGGAACTCTGATCTTGATAACTATGGTTTAAGAAAATATCCTTTGTATCTTATTCAAGATAAAATTACCCCAGAAAAATTAACAGTTGATATGCAAAAGATAAAGCGAAATGATTTACTTTTAAGCACTGTTCGTCAAGAACAATTCTTTGATTCATCCATAACTTTAGTGACATCTGAATTTGGTACATTCATGACAAGAAATGAAAGGAGTCTTCAATTCTTTTTAACGGACATGTGGGATAGTAGAGAATCTTACAGTTATAAAACAAAAACCGCAGGTGAATTTATTATTGAGGGTCCTTGCTTGAATTGGATTGCATGTGCAACACCAGAACAGTTTGTTGATAACTTGCCAGAGGATGCAAAGTCCCAAGGATTGTTATCAAGAATGCTTCCCATATTTCATGAGGGAGAAAGAATACCGCAAGACTTAACACAAAAAGTTATCAGTGATAACACGATTGACAATTTAAGAAATGATTTAGGTCACATCGCAAAAATGTATGGGCCTATGTCATTTGATGATGATGTATTTGAAGAAGCCAATGAAGATATTGGTACTTATATACAACCAGAACCAATTGATCCCCACTTGTCAGAATATTGTCAACGAAGGGTGTCACATTTTTTGAAGGTTGCTGTATCCGTATCCGCTTCACGCAGATCAACAAGAAAGATAATGAAAGAGGATTGGGATACTACAAAGGAACTTATGTTTGAAATGGAAAAAAGTATGCCTAAAGCTTTGGAGGGTTTCGGTATGGCTCGGACGGGAAGGATAGTGCATGACATGAAAACATGGTTGGAGGCTACAATGGCTTTGAAAAAGAGAAGGCATGTCAGACTTGGGGTATTTAGGCAGGAAGTTCTTAGAAAAATTTCCAATCCAGGTGAACTTGACCAGACCATTAGGGCGATGATTGACTCTGGCTACATAAAAGTTGAAGGGAATTTGGTGTTTCCATCAAAAAGCAATTGACCTCGATGGGCAGAAGTGATATACTGCTCCTTGGTATGTGTGTAAGGAACTTATGAAAATTGATATTGATACAACAAAAGATACCCTACTGCCCACCAATGCTGTGGATATCTTAAAGGATAGGTATTTATTACCAACAGAGGAGACTCCACAAGAAGCTTTTGCCAGAGCATGCATGACATTTGCTGATAATAAAGCACATGCAGAAAGACTGTATAAATATGTTTCAAATCTTTGGTTTATGTTTGCTTCTCCACTTCTGTCAAACGGAGGAACGGATAGGGGTTTGCCTATCAGTTGCTTTTTAAACTATGTACCCGATAGCAGAGAAGGACTAGCCGCGCACTATACTGAGAACATTTGGTTATCGAGTATGGGGGGCGGAATAGGGGGTTATTGGGGCCATATACGCTCACAGGGACAGTCAACTAGCAAAGGTAATAAGACTACAGGGGTTATTCCATTTATGCACGTAGTGGACTCCCAAATGGTTGCATTCAATCAAGGTGCCACCAGACGTGGCTCCTATGCCAGCTACATGGATGTTTCACACCCCGAAATAATAGAGTTTATAGAGATGAGAAAGCCCGCTGGTGGTGACATCAATAGGAAGAACCTTAACCTTCATCACGCTGTTATAATTCCAGATAAGTTTATGAAAGCTATGGAAGATGATGGAGATTGGGATTTAATTGACCCCAACAGTAAGCAAAAAGTCAAGACAGTTAAAGCTAGAAGCATATGGATAAAGATACTTGAAGCTAGGGTATCAACGGGCGAGCCTTATCTTATGTTCATTGATACGGTTAACAAGGCATTGCCCAAGGAATTAAAGGACAAGGGATTAAAGGTACACCATTCCAATTTATGCAGTGAAATAACATTGCCAACCAATGAGGAAAGAACAGCCGTCTGTTGTTTGTCAAGTGTCAATCTGGAATACTTTGACGAGTGGGAGAAGGAGGAATTATTTATAGAGGACTTAATGAGAATGCTTGACAACACTCTCACTAAATTTATAAAGAGTGCCCCCTTGACCATGAAGAAAGCCATCACGAGCGCGGAGTCTGAACGTTCGGTGGGATTGGGAGCCATGGGTTTCCATTCCTATTTACAGCGCAACGGCATGGCATTGAACAGCCCGATGGCTATGGGTCCTAACGTAAAAATATTCAAGCACATCAAAAAGAAATGTGATGCGGCGAATATGTTGTTAGGAAAGGAAAGAGGGGAAGCGCCTGATCTTAAGGGAACGGGTAAAAGATTTTCACACATGACAGCCATTGCGCCCAATGCAAGTAGCTCTATTATTTGTGGCAATACTTCTCCAAGTATAGAACCCTTACGTGCCAATGCGTTTTCGCAAAAGACTTTAAGTGGTTCTTTTTTAATCAAGAATAAATATCTAGAAGAATTACTAGAGAAGAAAGGAAAGAATACAAAAGATGTTTGGAAAATTATTATCACTAATAGAGGATCAGTTGAGTCATTCGACTTCCTCAATGCACAAGAAAAAAATATATTTAAAACAGCGATTGAAGTTGATCAAGCTTGGCTTGTGGACTTGGCTTCAGCGCGTCAAAAATATATTTGTCAAGCCCAAAGTTTAAACTTATTCTTCCCGCCAGATGTTAATGTGAGAAGATTAAATAACGTACACAAACGTGCATGGTATAAGGGATTAAAGACTTTGTACTATTGCAGAAGTGAAGCAATTAAAAGAGCGGAAAACATATCAATAAAAATAGAAAGGAAAGTAAGGCAGGATGACGAAGAAGAGTGTGTCATGTGCCAAGCATAGAGGTAAAATAAATGAGCATATTTAAGGAAAGGAATTATTACAAACCCTTCGAATATCCGTGGGCGTTTGAAGCGTATGAGTTGCAACAGAAAATGCATTGGTTGCCGAGTGAAGTATCCTTGCA